GAGTCCGCGGTCAGTGACTTCGGCAAGCTGACCTCGACCGCCACAGACGCCGAGGACGCCCCCGAGGAGGCGTCCTACGACTGGACTGCGGAGCTGGAGCTGAACAAGCAGACGGGGGCTATCAAGGCCACCATCGACAACATCTGGCTCATCCTCGAAAACGACCTGAACCTGCGCGGGAAGTTCGCTCTGAACGAGTTCGCGGGCCGGGGCGAGATATTAGGCGACCTGCCTTGGAGCCCGTTCACGAAGCGGCGGGCCTGGACAGACAACGATAACCAGGGTCTCTACTGGTATTTTGAGAAGGTCTACAAAATCACCGGCAACGGCAAAATCGACGGGGCCCTGTCCCTGCACAGCGAGAAGCACAAGTTCAACGATGTGCGGAACTATCTGGCGGGGCTCAAATGGGACGGTATTCCCCGCCTGGACCTGATGTTCGTGGACTACCTGGGCGCCGCCGACACGCCCTATACGCGGGCGGTCACGCGCAAAGCATTTACGGCGGCTGTGGCCCGCGCCATGGAGCCGGGGTGCAAGTATGACACCATGCTCATTCTGGCGGGGCCACAGGGCATAGGCAAATCCACACTCCTCGACAAGATGAGTATGGGCTGGTTCAATGACGGCATCCGCACCTTCGAGGGTAAGGAGGCCAGCGAGCTGCTCCAGGGCGTGTGGCTGGTAGAAGTCAGCGAGCTGGACGCCTTTCACAAATCGGACGTGGCCCGTATCAAGCAGTTCCTCAGCCTGCGCTCCGATAAGTTCCGGGCGGCCTATGGGCGTCATGTGAAGGACATCCCGAGGTGCTGCGTGTTCTTCGGCACCACGAACACCACCGAGTTCCTGCGTGACCGCACGGGCAACCGCCGGTTCTGGCCGGTCGATACCGGGCTGGGCCCGCGCAGTAAAAGCGTGTGGCTGGACCTGGATGAAGAAAAGGACCAGATTTGGGCCGAGGCTGTGATGCGGTGGCGTATGGGTGAGGGACTGTTTCTGGTAGGAGAGGTCGAGGAGGCCGCCAAAGCCGAGCAGGAATCCCACCGAGAGATGAGTAGCAAGGAAGGCGTCATCCTGGACTTCCTCGAAACCCCTGTGCCGGAGGACTGGCAGAAGTGGCCTCTCGACAGGCGGCGGATGTTCCTGAACGGCATGGCGCAGGGGGACATCAAGCTGGTTCTCCGAGACAGGGTATGCGCCCTGGAGATTTGGTGCGAAGCGTTCGGCGGGCAGCCTAAAGACTTCCGATATGCGGAGTCCGCCGAGATAAACGACATCCTTCGGTCACTGCCGGGGTGGTGCAAAACCTCCAATGGTTTGCGGTTCGGTTACTGTGGCTACCAGAGGGGGTTCCAGCGCCGTTGAGGGCTGAAACATTGGGCGAAACATTGGGCGAAACATTTCCTTTAACTCCAACATTAGACACGAAATTCAAGGTTAGAGAAAATAATTCAACCCAATGTTTCAGCCTTCAATGTTTCAATGTTTCGGACTTGTTTCACCCGATGTTTCAGCGAAAAAGTTGCAGAAAATCGCAGTCACCCGGCGGCCCACGAGGTCTTATGGCCGTCAAAGTTCTATTATGTAGTAGTTGAAACATTGAAACATTCACTCCTATAGAGTAGTTAAATTAGAGAGATAGAGAAAATTAGAGAGATAACGTAATTCTCTAATGTCTCTAAATCCTCTGTTTTAGGCGCTCATACGCGCGCGAGATTTCGAGGAGGACAAAAATGCTTGAAAGCACGATTGAAAGGCGCCTCGTTGACGGGGTAAAAAAGCTCGGTGGAATGTGCCTGAAGTTCACGAGCCCTGGCACACCGGGAGTACCTGACAGGCTCATTATCACGGCCACCGGCAGAATCATATTTGCGGAGCTGAAGACTGAAACCGGGCGTCTGGCGAAAATCCAGAGATACACGATTGGAGAGATGCAAAAACGGGGGGCGGATGTGAGGGTAGTCAAGGGCATCGACAGCGTGAAGCAGCTCCTGGCTGAAATTGGAGGTATGCAGACGTGAAGGTACAACTAACCTGCGACTGGTGCGGAAAGCCAATGTACCGATACCCGTCGAAAATCAAAGAACACAATTTTTGCAGTCGAGCGTGTCTCGGTCACTTCTCCAATAAAGCGGATAACCCGGACGGGTATCGTTATCGTGACTTTGCGAAGAACAGCGCACGGCTCTCGAAGATGAATCGAGAATTGAATCCGACCAGGATGACGCCGGAAACACGATTGAAATTACGGACTGCACATCTCAACACGGGTAGCGGAGAGTCCTATGAAAAGTTCATGGGCCGCCACACGCACCGAAGGGTAGCAGAGCTTATGCTTGGTCGGCCTCTGAAACCCGGCGAGGTCGTTCATCACAAAGATGGAAATAAACGGAATAACCGTCCGAGCAATTTGGAGGTTTTTCCTTCACAAGCTGAACACGCCAAATGGCACAAAATCCACGATGAAGGAGGTGATGCCCGATGAAGTTCGTACCCTATCCCTACCAGCAGTATTGCATTGACAGCATTATCTACAATCGCGCGGTGGGCCTCTTTTTGGATATGGGCTTGGGTTGAGGCAAGACAGTCATCACCCTATCCGCCATACACGACCTTCGGTACAATCGGTGGGAGGTTGCGAAGCCCCTCATCATCGCCCCGAAGAAGGTGGCGGAGGCCACCTGGAACACGGAGGCCCAAAAGTGGGACCATCTGAGGAAGATGAGGATTGTCCCGGTGCTTGGGACGCTTCAGCAGCGGCTGCGGGCATTGGCGACGCCGGCGGACGCCTACATCATCAACCGGGAGAACGTGACGTGGTTGGTGGAGCACTTCAAAAACGAATGGCCGTTCGACATGGTGATACTGGATGAAAGTTCCAGTTTCAAGAACCCGTCGAGCAAGCGGTTCAAATCCCTGAAGCTGGTGCGGAGCCGCATCCGCCGCATCGTGGAGCTGACCGGCACCCCTTCGAGCAACGGCCTGGAGGATTTGTGGGCGCAGGTTTATCGCCTGGACGGCGGGGCCCGGTTAGGCAAGACGATGGGCGCTTATCGAGACAGGTACTTCATCCCTGGAAAGCGGAACCGCACGACCATCTTCAGCTACACGCCGAAGGACGGCAGCTTCGAGATGATTAAGAACGCCATCAGCGATATTTGCATCAGCATGAAGGCGGAGGACTACATCACCCTGCCGGACATGCTTCACAACGACATCCCCGTGATGCTGGACGCTCCGGCGGCGAAAGCCTATCACCAGTTGGAGACCGACCTGCTTCTGCAAATCGACGAGAACACCATCACCGCAGGAACGGCAGGAGTCCTGACCGGGAAGCTGTTGCAGCTTTGCAACGGGGCGATTTACGACGAGAACAAAAATGCCCTCAGCGTCCACGACTGCAAAATCGACGCCTTCCTGGAGCTGATTGAGCAGTTAAATGGGCAACACGCCCTGGTGTTTTACAATTTCCAGCACGACCGTGACCGGCTGGTGGCCGCCCTGACCGCTACCAAGCTGCGGGTCCGGGTCTATTCCCAGGCGAAGGATGAAACCGACTGGAACAACGGGGAAATCGACGTGCTGCTGGCCCATCCTGCGAGCTGCGGCTACGGTCTGAACCTTCAGCGCGGTGGGCACCACGCCATCTGGTTCGGGTTGACCTGGAGCCTGGAGCAGTACGAGCAAGCCAACAAGCGGCTGCACCGGCAGGGCCAGGAGCACCCGGTCGTTATCCACCACCTGATTGTCCGGGGCGGCATGGACGAGGACGTTATTGCAGCCCTTCAGTATAAGGGCGATATGCAGGATGCCTTGATGACTGCACTGAAAGCCCGAATCAGTAAATTGCACCGTTAAAAAAGGAGGAGCTGCCATGCGGAAAGAAGAAATTGCGGAGGTTGCCCGGATAGCGGCAGCCGAGGTCCTCGCCAAGCGGGACGAGATTATCGAGGAGGAGTTCGACGCTCGGTATCACGATGTCAACCTCCTGATGAAGAACTACCGCAAGCTGAAAGCGCACTACTCGCACGTTGCGCCGGAGGCGTTAGAGGTCAATTCGATTTGTTCCATGCGCCGGAAGACCGGGTTGATGATGAGCCACGTTGACAAGATGCTGAAAACCTACCGGGCCTTGTGTCTGGAATCCGAAAACCCGGAGGAGGCCCGCCGGTGGAACGCCCTCTACCTGCGGTACATCGGGAAGGATCAGATGCGGGTAGAGGCTATCGCGGAGCAGTTGAACATAGACAAACGGACCTTCTACCGGGACGTTGGGAAGGCGATGGAGGACATGGCGGTTCTCCTGTTCGGGATCGAGGCCATTGGTTCATGGAAACCCAAGAAATGAAAATCAGGAGCTTGCTTTTCTCGGCAGGCTCCTGATTTTTTACTGCTCGTCGGCTCTTTTAGGAAAAATTTTTTCCGAAAAAATTTCTGAAAAAGATTGACAAATGAGCCTAAAAGTCGTATAATAGAACCATGAGGAAACCAAAAAAAGCCCGGAGGTTGAGGGAAATGAAAAATCAGTGCTTGGAAGTCGAAATGGAATACCGCGAGTGGCGGGAAACGCCCCTGTGGTACTGTGTAAAGACCACGCTCCACAACGACGGTCGAATCGAGAGCGAGATCGTCACGGATGAGAAAACCAAAAAGCCTATCGCCATCAAGGACATCAACAAACCGCTGGACGGTGTGTTCGAGACGGCCACCGAGACAACCTACTACAGCTACCACGCCGGCTACAAAGAGGCCATGCGGCAGGTGAACGCCGCGAAGGCCGCGATGCTGGTATAGGCAAATTCAGCAAGCTATCTCAGTCGTTTTCATTCACCTCCTACCGCCACCCGGCGGCTTTTCTTTTGCCGAAAGTCGAATTGACTTAGAAAGGTTCTGCCCTCAAAGGTCGTCAGGCGTTTGTAGATACCGTCCTCAAACCATTCGCGCTGAACCTTTTCGCCCTCTCGAAGCTCTGGCAGGCTGTCCTTCGCCTGATTCGCAAGCTCCGTTGCGACCGCGAACAGGACGGCGGACGCGGCGTTCATTCCTCCTGCGGGGCGTCACCGGCGTCAGCCAGAAGCTCCTCAATGGTGCAGCCATACAGCTTGGCGAGAATGGGCAGCTTTTCCGCGCGGGGCCTTGCGATGCCGCGCTCCCACTTGCTGACCGCAGACTCCCTGACGCCCAGGATTTTGGCGACTTCGCGCTGGGTAGGAATAGCGCCGCGCAGTCTGCGCTCCCTCATCACGTTCATCTTCTCACCTCCTCCCCATCTGGACGGGGTTCCTTTGGAATTACATTCTCATTATAACACTTCAAGTCTTGAATGTCAACTCACAATCACAAATTTTTCTGAAAAAATTTTTTGTTGACAATGTGAATTAAAAGACATATAATGAACTTACAGGAAAGGTGGTGCCACTTATGGACGGATTTGGTGAACGGCTAAGGAAACTACGCAAAGAGCGCGATGTCACCCAGACCGCACCGGCGGAGGTGATAGGCGTCGTGCCTTCGGCCATCGGCAAGTATGAACGGCTCCCGCAGTCCTTCCCAAGCGTGGAGGCGCTCGTGAAGATTGCTGATTACTTCAACGTCAGCATCGACTACCTGCTGAGAGGCATTGAGACGGTCCCGGCTGTGTCCAACAACATAAGTGGCTCGCTGTCGAACAGCTCGTTCATCCAGGCGAACCACGGCGGCGTCATCTTCCAGGGAGATACCAACCAAACCCTGTCGCCCGAGGCGGTCGAGTTGTTGCACATCTATGAGATGCTGGGCGGCAGGGACCGACTGAGGCTCCTCAATTATGCAGTGGAGCTGGAAGGGAGTACGGAATGAAACTGACCCTCGATATAAAGAAGCGGTGTAACTTCTTCTGGCTGCGGGCCATCCGCAGCGTCCGCATAGATAAGTGCTGCGCCCAATGCTTTATCGGCGACAAGTTCAACGAGGTCTACGAAAAGACCCGCTTTAAGGACAAGGCCCACGTTGAGGTGGATATTGCGCCGGACAGCAAGGTGAAAGCCTACTACCTCTGCGGCCTGAGCAAAGGCTGGGTGTGGAACAACAACACCCACGTCGCCTTCGTCCCGTGCGAAGGCCAGACCATCACCATCGACAACGACAAGATTCACCTCGAAATAACGGACGCCCGCCAGATTGACTTCCAGGGCTATAAGCCGGACCCCGAGGGTGAGTACACGCTGGAGCAGCGCACCTGCCGGAACTGGATATTCGCCAACTATATCCGGGACGGTATGCCTCTGTGAAAAAAGCCGCCATCTACATCCGTGTTTCCACGCAGGAGCAGGCCCAGGAGGGCTACTCAGTTGGCGAACAGAAGGAGCGCCTGATAGCCTACTGCAAGGCGCAAGGGTGGCTGATTGCGGACATCTACGTCGATGGCGGGTACACCGGCAGTAACCTCAAACGCCCCGGTATTCAAAAGCTCATGGCGGAGACGGACAAGTTCGACGTGGTACTGGTCTACAAGCTGGACCGGCTCTCCCGCTCCCAGCGGGACACGCTCTATCTCATCGAGGAGGTCTTTCTTCCCAACTCCGTTGACTTCGTTTCGATGCAGGAGAGCTTTGATACCTCGTCCCCCTTCGGCAAGGCCATGATTGGCCTGCTGGCGGTCTTCGCCCAGCTCGAACGTGAGCAGATAAAGGAGCGCACAAAGATGGGCCGCATCGCGCGGGCCAAGACCGGGCTGTACCACGGCGGCGGGTATATCCCCATCGGCTATGACTACGAGGACGGCAAGCTGGTGGTGAACCCCTACGAGGCTGAACAGGTCAGAAAGATATTTGAGTGGTATCTGGCCGGGGCATCCCTGAACACCATCTCTGAACGGCTCCAGGCCGAGGGCTACACAAACCGCTACGGCAGCTATGCCTCCTGGTCGGGGATTCGGTATATCCTCGAAAATGAGACATATCTGGGGCGCATCCACTTCGGCGAAGTGCGGGTTGACGACGCCCACGAACCCCTGGTCAGCGAGGAGCAGTTCAACGCCGTCCAGGTTCTGAGAGGAAAACGTAAGGCTATGTACGGAGCAAATGCGTTCAAATCCAAACACTGGCTGGCCGGTATTCTATTCTGCGGGCACTGCGGGGGCCGCTACTATCTGCGGAACAGCGGCAAGTATTCCTACTACGCCTGCTACTCCCGCACCAAGCAGATAAAGGCTATGGTGAAGGACCCGAACTGCAAGAATAAGAACTGGAAGGGCCCGGAGCTGGAGGGGCGCATCGACGCCGAGATTCGGAAGCTGCTTCGCTCCCCGGAGATGGCGGCGGAGATTGCCACGCACAAGCCGAAGGTCGTCACCCCGGTGGAGAACATGGACATCGAAAAGCGGATTCGGGAGATTGACCGGCAGATAAATAAGCTGATGGGACTCTACCAGACCGACAGCATCCCGCCGGAGCTGCTGGGGGAGAACATCAACAAGCTCTACAACGAGAAGACTGTGCTGCAAAACTCTTTGGCCCCGGTCGTCGAGGATGACACCATGCCCTTCGACTTGGTGGAAGCGCTGATAGCCGACGCCGCCCAGGTCTGGGACTTCGCAGACGAGGCGCAGAAGCGCCGCATCACCCAGAGCCTTATATCGCGGATAGTCCTCACCGATGAGGACATAAAAATAGAGTGGGCCTTCTGACCGAAGGCCCACTCTGCTATTGCTGTGGATTCATGCGCTTATAAGCGCCGCGCCGCCCGCTCTCCTGCGCGCTGTGCTGCGTCCAGGCACCGGGGCGGGGAATTACACTCCCTGCTCTGCGGGGGCCTCTGCGGGGCTCTCAGGCGGCGTAGAGGCGGTCGTCTGCCGAACGGCTTCGGTAGCTGCGACCGTGGCCGCCGCAGATGCCGCCGCCACAGCGACAGCCGTGGTGCTCGGCGACTCCGTGACGCTGCCAATAGCCTCCAGCGGAACGCTGAGCATGGCGGGGTCATTCTGCTTCTGGAGCCTGACCTCAGCCTCGATTTTGCTCACGAGGTAGTCGTTCATATCGCCGTAGGCTTCCTTCAGGAAAGCAAGGGTCTCATGCCTCATCAAATTGACCGCTTCCTTGATGGCCCGGCCCAGGGCCTCCTCCTGGTTCTCCTTCGTGAACGTGCCGGACTTCTTCAGCCCGTCAACATACGTCTGGTTCACCAGCGACACCGCCGTGGTGATGGCGTCGGCAGCGTCGGCCAGATACTTCTTCGCCAGCTCGCTGTCGGTCTTGGTGGACAGGTTCTTGGCGAGGGCCTTGACGCCCTTAACGATGGCCCCGGCGATGACGGGGACAGCCGCGATGATTACGGCCTGGAGCAATGCGGACAGAAATTCGTTCATGGTCTTTTCCTCCTCAAATCTTCTTGCAGTAGTCCAGGGACACCCAGCCGATGCCGGACTTCAGCTTACCCCAGAGGGTGGCGCCCTTGCCGGTGGCCTCGGACACGATGGTGTAGACACCCGGCGCGATGACCTGGACAATTTCCTTGTCCGTGCCGGGGCCCTTGCGGATGCGGAGGTCGGTCGCTGTGATGCGGACCTTGTACGGGACCTTGCTCACCGGCGTGGCAGGGACATCGGTGTCCTTACCGGCGGAGGCTCCGCCCAGCTTGGCGTTCACCTTTGCGGCGATGTCGCCCAGGCGCTCGTAGATGTAGTCGCCGGGGCAGCTCTTGTTGGCAAACCAGCGGTGGACCGTGAGGTTCTGCTGGTCCACTTTGCCCACCAGATTCTTGTCGCCCCTCCACATGAGCTGCTTGATGTCGTTCCGCCGGCAGATGTCGGCGCAAAGCTCAATCAGAGCGGCCATGGCCTTGTCGGTGATGGCGTAGGGGTGCTTGGAGTCACTGGCGACCTCGATGGTCACGGCCTGATAGTCGTTGGAGGCCCCGGAGATGCCGTTGACCCGGATGGGGGTCTTGACCCCATTCACCGTCTTATAGCCGCCGGTACACCAGCTCCGGTCCTTCTCCTCCACGCACAGGCCGATAGACCCGTCGTAGCCCACAACATAGTTGCAGGACGCTTGCTTGCTGCTGGGCTGGAACACCTCGCGCCCGCGCTTGGCGTTCACCTGCCCCACGAAACAGTGGATGCAGGACGCTTGCTTGCTGCTGGGCTGGAACACCTCGCACCCGCGCTTGGCGTTCACCTGCCCCACGAAACAGTGGATGGTAATGGTGTCGATGACATGGTTTCGGTTCGGCGTTCGGTTCGGAGAAATCATCCTGACCGTAGCCAGGGAGCTATTGGAGAATCCCATGGTGCTGCCACTTCCTTTCTTCGCATACTTGTCGAAATACTTCTGACCATACTCGGCCCGCTGCTTCCGTCGGGCCTCGCTCTGGTCCGCTGGGCGCTCAAACTGGAGCAGAAAGGCATCGGATGCCTCCTTCACGCTGGTGGCAGTTTTAAGTTTCAACACCAACGCCTTGTACCCCTGGTTCAGCTCCCGCATCATAAAGCCGAGCTGCATAGCCAAGTCGCCGATGGACGCGCCTTTCACTTTCGCATAGTTCAAAAGGGCCTGCTTCCGGCTCCAATACGTCCACTGGCACAGGCCGTAGCCCGCTTTGTCACGGACGAAGTTGGTGTAGGTGCCGTGGTCCACCATCTCGGTGTACTCGGCATCGGCCATGCCCAGCTTGCCCTCGTAGCTGTTCTGGAGATTGTTCGGACGAAGGCCGCTCTCAGCGTAAAGGTTGCCCATGACACCGGCGACACCAGCGTCAGAAAGGCCCTGAGCCTTCAAAAAGTTCCAGATTTTCTCCTCGGTATTCATTTCTATCCCCTCCCGTCCTCATCCTCGGGCGGTTCCCCGCCAACCCACGGCGATTTGTCGGGCCAGTGATTGTTCTTGCTCAAATTCTCCACTACGGATTTGATACAGTAGGCCAGCACCACGCCGATAATTTCCGTGACGGCTACCTGGGACAGCCCTTCCGCAATCTGGGTCTTATCATGGAGGGCCAGATAATATGACATCCATACCCAGGCGACGCCGTTTGCGAGGTACACCCAGATAACCAGCTTGGTCATCTCAAACTTGGGCCACTTCCGAGGGGTGCCGGGCGCCGCCCGACGAGCGCGGCTTTTCTTCCGGCGGAGGGAGACGTTCCTGGCAGCAAGCAGGCCCAGCGCGAACAGGCCCCCCGCCAGTAACAGTAGAGCAATCGAAATCACAGTTTTCACGCTTACCCCTCCCGTCTGGCGGCGCTGCTCTCCTGGAGAAAATCGTGCAGCTTCATCCGTTCCTTGTAGACTTCCCGGATGTTCTCGATTGCCAAAACCGCCCGATTGTTCGGGTACTCCGGGTGTTCTCGGCAATACAGCTCATAGGCGTCTATCTCGGCCAGCACCTCGGTAAACTCCTCTTTGGTGTGGTCAATGTCCCGAAGCAACTCATTATTGAAGTGCAGGATGCGGGCGCGGTGCCCGTCAGCACAGCGCCGGTCGTCCATCGTGATATGGGCGTCCAGCTTGTTGATGACCTCGGCGTTAATGGCCCGACCTATTGCTCTTGCCAGCCAAGACAAAGGATTCAATTTGACGGGGGCGATTTGTACCAGGGTCATAAGGACCAGAAGCAAACCGCCCCCGCCAGCTAACAGCTCTCGCAGATTCATCTTCTTATTCCTCCCGTATTTTTAGTTTGAGGTTGTTTTTTCGGCTCCGTCCTATTCCGCAAGAGCGGCCAGGGCGCAGTTCACATTGGCTCTTTCTTCCTCCATCACAACTGCCCCGTACTGGGCTAACATATCAGCCTGAGCTTTGATGATGACGCTCTGTGCCTCGCAGATACGACACAATTCCTCAATGATTTGGAGATTACTCATTTCGGCCTTCTCCCCTTCGTGCATGTAGATTTTGTTCATCTGATACCGCAATCCCGTATTATCCGTGTGCCGCATCATGCCCTCATAAGCCGCCACCCGGCGCTTAAATTCCTGTTCGGTCATTTGACCAGAGAAATATCGGGCGCAGATGCCGCGATAGGCGGATTTCATCCGGCGCACGGTTGGCTTGCGTAACCGCAGGCTGTGCGCGTTCAAGATATAGCCCACAAACTCGATATTCTGATTTGCAGGACGGACTGCTGTCTTCCGATTGAGGTCAAGACGCAGATTCTCAGCCAAAAAGCCTTCTATCTCATCCTTCCAGCCATTTGCCGTAGCCTTGTCAGGTGCAAGAGCTACTGTGTCGTCCATGTATCGGTCGTATTTCCTGATATGGAGCTGGTGCTTGCAAAACTGGTCCAGTTCATTCAGGTATATATTGGCGAATAGCTGGGAGGTCAGATTGCCTATCGGCATTCCGACATCTCCCAGCCACTCATCTGCCTCTACATCATCGGGCCCCATAAATCGCGGCAACCCGAATTTCTCGCCATCGCAGTTGACGATGTTCTCAATCAACCGCATGAGCTTGTCATCCTTTATTCGCCGGCTCAGAATATCCAGCAATACGGTGTGGTCTATCCGGTAGAAATACTTCGAGATGTCCAGCTTTAGACTGTACCAGCCTGATTTGTGTTCTATCTGTTTCAGCCAATATTGAAGCCGCAGGGCCGCAGCGAGAGAACCCTTGTCATCCAAGCAGGCATAGCTATCTTCAATCATCAACCCCTGATAAAAGGGCTTCAACACAAGGTAAATTGCCCACTGGACAACCCGACTGTCGAACGGCAGAGCCATCACCATCCGCTTCTTTGGCACGTAGACCCAATGCCGACGATATGGTCCGAAGTGAAATACCTCCTCCCGCAGCTGCGCCTGAATGTCCAGCAGGTTCGCATCAAGGTCGGAGGGGAATTTCAGCACCTCTGGTCTATACCGTTTTTGCTTTCGAGCTTTTCGGTAAGACTGCTCCAGCCACTCGAAGCTGGTCATCTCGTCAAAAACGCCGTCTAAAATTTTCACATACCACTTCTCCAGTGCCGCGCTTGGCGTTTCCACCTTCGCGGCTATACGGTTTCCTCCGGCTTATTCTCAGCCGGAGCGGAAACAGGCTCCTTTGACCTCCTTCTGCACCTGCCGAGTCCCGTAAGACCCGACACACATATCCGGCAGAGGGCAGAGCGGGGCGCCCACCGATGTTCCAGTTGGAGTTCGAGCGCGGATTGTTGAAGTTCAAGTTGAACACACCCGCGTTGGCTCCATTGTTCCAGTTGCCACCACGAATCGCACACGGCAAGCACATTCATAGCCCGTTCCCGTTGGCTGCTATTTTGTATCGAGATACTTTTTATAGCCGCCTATAATTTTTCCTATCTCGTCATTAAACCGGCTCCAGACTTCCCTTTGGTGGATTGTGAGAGGCGGTGCAAACTTTTCTCCACAGTAATCTTTATCGGATGCCAGCACCACAAACTCTTTCAAGACTGCCAACTCGATGTCGAGGTCTTCCAACGTCGTCTTTTTGTAATATTTCTTCTCCAGACGAACAGACAGCCTATACATTTCCAGCATGGCGTCCCGCATGGTATCAGCCAGTTTGCGGTCACGTCGCGGGAAGTTGTTCACTGTGGGTAGACCATATTTCATCATGTCACCGATTTTCTCTTTCAAGATGAAGTGCTTCGGGCGTACACCGGCCTCAGCATCCTGCGGTGTGTAACTACCACCAAAGTCTCTCGGCGTATTCCGCTCGAACCGTCCCATCACAGCACCTCCAAAGTGTAGAGCCTGCCGCTCCCTGCGGGAGCGGCAG